CTATCGGTCAAGCTGGTGGTACAGCTAGTTCGTTTGCAATCGGTAACGCAACGCATGGCTCTACAGCAAGCGCACCAATTACCTTTACTTCTGATGACACAATAGATGTCACCGTGGCAACTGCTCCAGGTACTGGCGCAACCTCTGGCACGGTAACGATGTATCTATTTGTTATCTAACTGGACCTGCCCCCTTTTCGGAGGGGGCATTTTTATTAATAACTAGGCAAAGGGTATAGTTATGGCCGTACCAGTAATAGCAGGACTTATAGCTAGGAAAGGCATTACAGCAGCCGTAAAAAAATACGGTAGAAAAGCAGTCCAAGGAGCACTTAGAGCGAAAAAAGCAGCAGATAGCGGGGCAGCTAGAGTTGGTAGCAAAAAAGCTATTAAAACTGCTAAAGAAACCGCAAAACCTACGGACAAACGTTTAAAAAGTGTCCGAGGTAAAAGTAAAAGTGCAACTACTCGTAGAGCAAATGCGAATAGAAAAGCAAACGAACAAGCAATGTCTGCAGCAAAGAAAGAAAATGTTAGGAGTGGCTATAAAAGAATAGGCGGCGCAGCAGCAGCAGGAACAGCTGCAACTGTTGGTTCAATGGCTTTGGGTAGTAAATCTGATAAAAAGACTACTGCTAAAAAGACTACTGCTAAAAAGACCGCAGCTTTTGGGTCAGGCTCATCAAAAACTATTACACGTAATGGTAAGAAATTAGCAAACGTTAATAAAGAGCAGTTAAAGAAGTCAGGTTTAACTTTGCGTGGTTATATGAATGCTTGGAATAAAACAGGTAAACGGCCAACGGGAAAAAAGGCAACTCCAAAACCAAAAGCGGCTCCAAAGGCAGCCTCAAAACCAAAGTCTAAAAGTAAGTACGGTAATTTAGGCAAAAAAACAACGCCAAAGCCAAAGTCTAAAAGTAAGTATGGTAATTTAGGTAAAAGATAAAACAGGAATTTATTATGAAGATAGTTAGTCAGACGGAACTGCGCGTGGCCACCACTTGGGGGGCTGTTGTTTTATTTGAGGCAGGTGTTGAAAGAGAAATATCTGAGGAGATCGGATTACTTGCAATACAGATGGGTGCAAAAGAGGTAGGAAAAACATCTGGGCAAGATATAAAAGTGGAGTTAGAAGATAGTATAGAGTCTGACTCTAACCCTTTGTTTGAAATTATGCTTAATTTAATTGAGGAAGGTGATCCAGATAACTTTAAGGTAGATGGTACTCCTAAAGCCGCTGTTATTAATAAGTTGGCAAAACGTACTGTTAAAACAGATGAACGTGAAAAGGTATGGCAAGAAGCCTTGAACGCAGGGTAATTAAATGGCAGTTACTGTAGCTAGTGTTTTATCTAGAGTAGATGCGGTTTTACAAGATACATCAAACATCCGGTGGCCTGATACTGAGCTTATTTTATGGGTTAATGATGCCCAACGTGAAATAGCTCTTATAAAGCCGGATGCTACAGCAACCGTTGCTACAGTTACTTTAGCTGCTGGTACAAAGCAAAGTATACCTAGCGGTGGTAATAGACTATTAGATGTAACACGTAATATGTCAGCCGCAAGTAGTGGTACTGGTGGCAGAGCTATTAGACTTGTTAATAGATCTGTTTTAGATGCTCAAAGTCCTAGTTGGCATGATCCGGCAGTTACAGGATCAGCAAAACATACTAATGTTATAAAGCATTATACTTATGAAGAAGATAACCCACGTACGTTTTATGTATACCCAGGGGTAAGTGGTAATGCTTATGTTGAGCTTACTTATTCAGCTAATCCTGCTACTGTTGGGACTTCTGATAACTTGGGTGTCCCTGATGTTTATGCTAATGCAGTTATGAATTTTGTTTTATATATGGCATATATGAAAGAAGCAGAGTTTGCTGAAAATGCCCAAAGAGCAGGGGCGCATTATAATTTATTTGGGTCATCAGTAGCTGGTAAAGGACAACTTGATGCGGTAACAAGTCCTAACCTTGATATACGCCCTAACCCAACTGCTGTAGCAACAGGATAATTTTATGGCCAATACTACTTATGAAAGTTTGTTAGGAGAGGTCATACCTATGGTTCCTGGGTGTCCTGACTTATTAATTGAAAGTGCAATAAGATCAGCCGCTATTGAACTTTGTGAGAAAGCGGGTGTTTACAAAAAAGAACTGGACGTAATTACGACTACTGCGAACATTTATGAATATGATTTAGAGCCGCCTTCTGGAACTGCTGTACATAAAATAAATTGGGTGACTCATAAAGGTATAGATCTTGAGCCGCTTTCTACAGCTTTACTGGAAGTACGAAAACCTAAATGGCGTGAAGCAGCTTATGCTGGTACGCCAGAGTATTTTGTAAAAATAACTCAATCTTTATTCTGGTTAGTACCTGTACCTAATGAAACTACAACGTCTAGTACGTATGTACACGTACAGTTAAAACCAACACATTCATCAACTTCTTGTGATACTGATGTTATGAATGATTATAGAGATGCGATAATTACCGGTGCTGTTTTTAGGTTACTTCGTATGCCTAGTAAAGATTGGACAGATTTTTCTGGAGCGCAAGCTTATGGTACGTTCTTTATGAAAGAAGTAGAACTTGCTGATAACAGAGCGCGAAATGGTGATACAGCTATTGCAAGGAGTGTAAAGTATGGAGGCATCCATAAAGCCTATAGTCTCCCAAGACGGAAATATGGGCCGAGACGTATCTAATCTTGATGAACCTGTTTTAGCAAATATTAGGGAACATTGGGATTGGGTTAGAGAGGGGATTGTTGAGGCATTAGCAACAGACCCACAAACAGGAGTTATGCCGGAAGATGTGTTTGCGGCTTGTGTAAGTAATCAAGCCCATCTTTGGATATCTGAAGATGGTTTTTTAGTAACAATGGGGACAACGGAAACTTATTCTAATGAACGTGTATTACTTTTATGGATCGGATGGGCTAAAGAAAGAGGTCGTAATTTGGCCGTGGCTCACCAACCGTTTTTTGAGAAACAGGCAAAAGATGCTGGGTTTTCTGCGTTGGAGTTTCGAACAACTGTTAAAGAAGTTGGGCAATATGCTGAAGCCGCGAATTGGACAAGACGAGAGACCGTCTATACGAGTAAAGTGTAATGGCTAGTAAACCAAAACAGCAAGATTATGCACCAAGCCCTGCAGAACAAGCTTCTGCATCTGTTGCAAAAGCAGAGTTTGATTACTTTAAACAGAAGTATGATCCTTTGCTGCAAGAAATGCGTGATATTTCTAAAACGGCTGATGTAGCAACCACATTACGTGGGCGTTCTAATGCAGACACTATGCAAGCTCTAACAGGAGAAGGAGTACCTTCAGCATTAAAATATGCAGGTACTCAGGACGTAACTAGGGCAGCTGATATGTCTCAGGCTTTACAGGGACAATTACAGTTAGCAGATGAAAAAGCCAAAGATATTACTAACACGCAAAAGTTAGGAGTATTAGGTACTGCTAGGGGACAAGCTGCAGATGCTATGTCTGGGTTGGCAGAGGCTTCAAGATTACAAACTTCTCAAGCTCTTACAAGAGCTAAAGCTAAACAAGATGTTAAAGGGGCACAGCAAGGTATGTTAGGTCAGTTGGGGGCTTCATTTATTTTGAAAGGTAAAGATAATTTGGATAAAAATAAAACTTTTATGGGTAAGGCGAAACCAGCATGAGAATTGCGGATTCGTTACTAGCTTCTCTTACAGAGGGAAAGTTGCCTGGTTCTGGTGGGCCAAATGCGTTAAATCTTCCAGTTGTAAGTAACCCAGATACTGCTTTTGCTAATATGACACGGCAGGAGTATTTGGATTATGTTGAAAACTACCGTGATTTTGAAGAAGAGTTAATAGACCAAGCTACGACAGATACGTCTCTAATAGATCAGGCTAGAGAAGACACAGGTATTGCACAACAGCTAACTAAAGATATAGCTGCTCGTAATCTTTCACGGTACGGCACAACTTTAACTCCTGCACAACAAAGGGAACAATCACGTGGATTACAACGTGCTAATACTTTAGGCGGGATACAAGCTTTAAGTGATGCTCGTATTGCACAAAAAGAACAAAATCAACGTGTGTTAGCTGATTTAATTAATATAGGGCAAGGCGTAAGTAGATCGTCTTTAAGTCAGATGGGTTCGGCAGCAGCTGATGCAACAGCAAGAAAAAATGCATATACACAAGCCAAAGCCCAATCAAAAGCACAAACGTATAGCACAATTGCAACGTTAGGGTCTGCTGCAATTATGGCAGCGGCTTTCTTGTAGGAGTAGATAATGGCAGCTAGTTTTGGTCAAGGTGTTGCTAACGCATTAGATATGTGGAGCACAATGAAAGGCCGTGAGATGCAGAATCGGCAATTAGCATTGAATGAAGCTGAAGAAGCTAGAACTGTAGCAGCTATAAAGGCAAACGAACGACTTTCACTTTTAGGTCCTATTATTAGTAAGGACGATATTTCAAATTTAGATGTCGATAATTTTAAAGCTAGTTTAAGTAAAAAAGGTAGTGAGCTTGATGCATGGGTTGGTCCTTTGCTACAAGAACAAGGTCTCGTTGATGATGACGTTAAAATAACTGATATAAGACCTATGTTAGATGAGGCTGGAAAACCAGTACTTGATGAGCAAGGTAAACAACTGTATTCAGTAGATACGGATAGCCCAAAAAAAGGTAAAGGAGTAATAACTGCAAATGGGACTGTTGATGATGCTGATGATGTAGTTACTTTAAATAGCGACCAGCTTTATAACGTTGCTAATTCTGTTTATAGAACTAAAGTATTCGCTAAGGTAGACCCTAGTAAGCCAGGTTTAGCGGGTGCTCAACTAGCAGGAATGCAAGAATATATAAAACTGCATAGCGCCGAAAAACGAGAAAAAACAGACAGAAATATTAGAAATGAAGTAAAAAATATGGAGGCTTTAGAAAGCACTGCAAATGCTACAGGCGATAGGGGTGCTATGCGCCAAGGAATACTTGCAATGTCTACTGCTCCTGACGGCGGGATTTTAACCGAAGAAGATCGTGCAGCTAATACCAGGGAAATGGCTTCTTCTATAGGGACATCTATAGAAGAAGATGAACCCGCTTTAGCAGTAACAGGCAGAGAAGAAGAAGTTGAAGAAACTGGGGCTGATGTGTCTGAAGAACTTCAGGCTAAAGAAGCTCGGCTTGCAGAATTAACAAGTAAAAAAGGGCGTCTTTTTTCTACAAGAGACGCACAAGAAGCTAGAAAACTAAGACAGGAAATAGCGACACTCAAACAGCAAGCAAAAGGTGAAAGACCTAAAGAAGAAACTACTGCTGAAACAGAGCCTTCTAATATTGTAGATAACGCACCTCCCGAAGTCCAAGAAGATCTAAATACGGCTGCTAATGTTGTAGTTGACAAATCGGCTGATGAGATAAAAACAGCCGTAGAAAATAATGAAGTACCTATGACTGAAGACGGTGCGCGACAAGTAGCTACTACATTAAAAGAGAACAATGTAGAAACCATGGAAGATATAGCTAGGTTAAATCGTAAAGATAGAGCGTTGGCCATAGCTTATGTAGGGTTTATGTTTGATACCGACGCTCAAAGATCAGAGTGGTTTAAAAGAGCAAGTAATGTATTAGAAACTGGTGCTGCTTCTATATCAGCTAAAGATGCTCAAGGATTTGCGTTAGAAAAAGGTAGATTAGAAAAAGATTTAAAAACTCTAGATTTTAATATGCAAAAACATGCACAAACTAGAATACAAGGGTTTAACCAAGAGTCATCAAAAGTACTTAAAGCTGCGTCAGACTTTATATCAGATTCAGGTAAAGGCTTTGATTCTGCAAAAGCTGCTGCTTTAATGAGGCACCCAGACGTTACAGCGTTTTTAAATAGAGCTACTTCACCAGATTTAAGCCTTGCAGAAAGAAAAGAATATCAAAAAGGTGCTAATGCTTTATTTAGTATGTGGGCAGCTGGAAAAGCCGGAGATAATGAATGGGTAGCAAATGTTTGGAATCAAACAGAAGGTAACTGGACTTCTTCTGATATTAGTTTACGTCGTCTTATAGCAGATAGTACTGATCCAGATAAAATTACTGAAATTCTGTTTACAACTGAGCCTTCAAGAAGAAAAGATGGAACTATGCAGCCTGGAGAAGCGCTTGATGAGCCAATTAAGGTAGAACAAGTAAGAAATGATTGGGGGCGGTTTGCTCCGATTGTTTTAAGACAAATAGCTAGAAACACAGCGTTTCTAAATCCATGAGGTTTTTAGTTTGTGTCTAATACTCCTTTCTCTATTGATGAACAAGTTAGAGAGTTTGTTAAACTTGCAGATAGTAGGCCGCTTGACCCTACCCCTAATTTAACCGACGAAGAATTTACAGAAAGTTATACTGGAGCAGCAGAAGGTACAGACTTTGTTGCTTCTACACGCCCCACTGGTGTTGGGGTTTTTAAAGCAGGGTTTAAATCAGCCTCTGTAAATATGAAAGCTGACCTTGAGTATCTAAACGCTCTTGGTAATACTCTTATTGGTGATAAAGAAGCGGCTCTTGATAATATACAAAGAGCGCAACTAAGAGAAACACTTGCTGAAGTTCCTTTAGATGGCCTACAAAATTTCGGTGAATTTATCGAAGAACCTACTGTTGGTGGGTTTTTTACACAGATGGGTAAAGCAGCCGGACAAGTTGTTCCATTTGCTATAACAACTATTGCAGGAGCAGGTGTAGGTGGTATAGGCGCCAAACTACTTAGTAAAGGTGGCACGGAAGTAAGTAAACGTACTGCTAAACGGTTGTTAAAAGAATCTATAGAAAAAACTGCAAAAGGTACTGCTGATCCTGATGAAAAAGCTTTAGCTGAATCCAGCTATAAAATATTTCGTCGTATGTATAAAGATGGAACTTTTGCTAAAGAAGCTGCAAGACGCCAGACAAGAAACATAAAAATAGGAGCAGCTGTTGGTGCTGGTGGTGCTGAATGGGCACCGATGGCCGGAGGAAATTTTGCTGAAGCTTTAGAAAGTGGGCAAGATATGGATAGGGGCACTGCTTTACGTGCAGCTGCAGTAGCTTTACCTCAAGCGGCTGTTGGTGTTGGTGGTGAAGCTCTTTTACTTAAGCAGATGGGAAAACTGGCTACAAGAAAAGCTGCCGGTAAACCTGAAGGTAATTTATATAAAAGATTAGCAAATGATATTCTTGGGTCTGGATTAAAGTCCGGCGTAACAGAAGGTACAACAGAATTTATTCAGGAAGGTATAGGTGTCGCTAACCGTATGGAGATGGACGATACCTACACCATGCAAGATGCAAAAATGCGTATGGCAGAAGCAGCTTTTGTTGGTGCATTAGGCGGTAAAGCATTAGGTATGGCTGGAGGTACAGCACGAGTTGCAGCTGATACTGCAAATAGGGTTTTTGATAAAACAAAAACTTATCTCGATGAAGCTAGAGACTTAGATGTAGATGTTACTGTAAACCGACAACAACAAGGTTTTGGAGACGGGCAATCCCTTCCTGAATCTAGGACTACATTAAGAGCACAGTTTAAAACTTTACTAGATAGAAATAGTAATAAAGAAACAATGTGGGTAGAAGGTAGTGGAACGAATGTACAAGAAATTAATGCCCTTATAAAAAATAAAGAAAATAAAAATGCTACAGAAATAGAACCAGTTGAAATAAGGCCTGGTATATGGGCTGCAAAAATTCCCGAGCGTGGGACGGTTATTTCTAGGGATAAGGAAACAGTTCAAAGTGTTATAGAAACTAATGCTAATGAAGAAGTTTTAGCTTCTGCACTTGGTTATAGTAATACAAAACCTACTGATGCAGACACAGTTATACAAGCATTAGATGAAGATGGAAATGAAATATGGGCTGAGACTACTAATGCTGCTGGTATAGGTAAACAAGTTTTAGATGAACATGGACAGAAAAAATGGACAGGTCCAGCAGGTCAAGCAGCAAATCGACAGGCAGTTACAGATAAAGACGGAAAATTTATAGGTGCGTCTTCTATAGAAGTACTTTCTAGTGCAGAAGCAGCGGAGCAACGTAAAGCTTTAGTTGATGCTGAGGATGTTGCTTCTCGTCAAGCACAAGAAGTACAAGACGCTGTTACTGAACCAGAGCAACTAGAATTACTGGATACTCCTACTGAAACAGTTCCTGCTGAACCGGATACTGCTACTACACAACCAGATACAACTGATCCTGTACAACAGTTGCTTTTAAAGTTTACTGAGCCTGAAACAAAACCTGAAACTACAACTGAATCTGACTTTGTATATGTAGGGCAAGCCGTAATACCTGTAGCAAAACAAGAACCTGAATTTTTATTTGTAGGACGAGCTTTAGAAAACCCTTTATTAAAAGCTCTTAGTACGGCTAGGTTTAAGACTAGAGAAGAAGCAACTAAAGCATTAGAGCGCATTAAAGATACAGAAGTATTTAAAAATAACAGCGGTCTTCAAAAGGCTATGGCAAGCCTAAGAATCAGAGAACTTGATCCAAAAACAGGTGATCTTGCAAAAACTTCACGAAAGATGTCTGAAACAGATAATCCTTTTGAGACTGTTGATCCTCGGACTGAAGTAGGAACTGTTACAGACGATGATGTAGATATAGGCACAGACAGCCAACGAGTTGGGTCTCAATTAAAACAACTTGATCAACAGGAAGTTTTTAATCTAGATGAGTTTGAACCTGAAATATTTGACCTTAATGAAATAGGTGTAAAAGTTTACCCAGTACGAAAATCTAAAAAATCATTTGTAAATGAAAAGCATGGAGATACTACTGGTTCGCTTAGACGCGCTTTTAGAAAACTTATAGCTCCTTTTGAAGAATATGATTCAGATGGAAACCTAAAACCTATAGATTTTAGGAAAGAGCCATATAACCAACTAACTGATGTTGTTATGCGTCGAGCAACTATGTTGCAAAAAATTGACAGCACTTTAGAAGTATTTATTGAACCGGAAAAGGATGAAAGTGGCGCTGTAGTAGGATATACGGTAAAAGCCAGGTCTACTCCTGATACAGAAGTTGTAACATATGCACCTACTAGAAAAACAGGTAAAGGTAAAATCAGAACAGGTACAGGAAACAAGGTAACAGGTCCTTTATCTGTGTTTTTAATGGACAGTGTTATTTTAGCTTCGGCAAAAGATGGCAAATACATTAAAAAATATAATGGAGAGGAAGGGCCTACAGTAGAAATTGTACTTCCAACCGGAAAAGCAGAGTTTGTTAATTTAGCTACATTAACAAACTCTGGGCAAAACTTAAATTTTTCTTTTGAGGGAGACAGTCCAAGGTTATCTGCCAGAAATGGGTTAGTATCAATACTAAATAGGTTAATAGAAAATGACTACGATATAAAAATAAATGGAAAGTCAGTACGAGAAAAGCAATTAACAGATGGTGATTTACAAGCCTATAAGAGTATAACTGCTGCAGTAGTTGGAAAAACTCGTATACCTTTAAACGATCTTTTGTTTAATCCTCAAGA